CTATGGGGCTGGTCTTGGTACCTCATCAAAGACCAACAGGTCGGCCTCCCGGGTAACTTTCACCCAGGACCAGCCGCCATAGAGGATTGACGGATGAAAAGCAATATTTCTGATATAGCACAACAGCCACTTCACTATATCACTAAGCAAACAGATTACCGCGCATCAAATGACTATGAATTCAAGTCAGAAACAAAACAAGAGCAAAGAGAGCGCATTCTAAAAATTATTCTTGATAATCAAGCGCAAGGGGTTAGGCATAAATACCTAGGATTACCTGGAAAAGGCTGGATATTTGAACGAATGCTAGACCTATCTAGCGAGAAGAGCACCATAATAACCGGGGTAGAGAAAGATTTAAAAATTTTTCATAAGGCACAAGCTTATATGATTGGGCATTCTCCATGCGACAAAAGCAAGGATGTGTATGGAAATAAAATAGAGATATTGCGTTCAAGCAGAGCTGTTTATATCTGCGGAGATGTAGTTTCATTGACTGATGAGTTAATTCTACAGCAAATTGGCGACCATACTAAAAACAATGAAAATAAATCAGGCACCCTTATTAGGGGACTGACAAATAACACTGCGATTTGGTATGACTTCACGTCATCTTTCAATAAAGATACTTACTTAGCAATCTACAATTTAAAGAATGTAGCAGTTCCTGGCGCAGTGATTTGTTTAACTTTGATGTATGGCAGGGACATGTACTTTAATGGCTCTGGCGAGGACTCAAGAGTTGAAATAGTAAAGAGGGCATTGCCGGGATTCAAGCTACTTGATAGCTGGGTATACAAGGGCTTTAAAGAAACGCAAATGATAAACATTTGCGGTATATTGAAGAACGATGATTAATTAAAAACAGCCACCCATCATAGAGTGATGGCTCTAGGGTGGCGTACCCTGGGATGTACGCGAGTATGTTATGTTATAACGTAACTAATCGCAAGCATCCTTTATCGAAAATTCAGATAAAGGAAACAATAATGAGAAGTTATTTTTATAACCCGATGAAGTCATCGGAGTGCCACCCAGTCAATCACCCCGCTTATGGGCTTGAGTTCGACCTAAAATCCTTCGCGTGGTACGTCAACCACGTTAAATATTTTCGCAAAGAGCTGGAGCACGTCCGGGAAATCTGCCGGGTGTCCCTTCCCAACCTCCGGGCAATCTGCGCCGCAGTCGGAGAGATGGGCCGGGAATTCGCCTCCACCTCAGGGCAGAGGGCCATGGCAGACCGCGTGGGGCTGTCCATAGCGACCGTTCAGCGGGGAATAAGGGGGTTGGTCAAGGCTGGACTCCTTATAACCTTCCACCGCTACACCAAGGACCGAGAGACCCGTCGACGCACCACCTCCCTCACCATTCTCAAGTGTTTTTCAGATTTTTGCCGCTGGCAGCAGCGCGTGGCCGGTAAAAAAAATAACCCTACCCCCCTAAACATCACAGAAATATCGCTGATTAACGTAGTTTCTAGTGGCACCGATCTTTTTTCGTTTGATCCTGAAACCGGGGAGATATTTTCTACCGGTGGAGGGGGCGGAAAGGCCGGTATGGTCTACCAGGGTGGTGGCAAATGATCCCCCTGCGTGCCTACCAGCAGAGAGCTATTGAGCCAAGAACACAAAATTGATACGATGATTCCATCGGGCTGACCACCCGGCTGCACACAAGGGCACGAAATGAAAAATTATCTCAGAGTCTTTACGACAACCTGCCAAACAATGGCGGCGTATACCTTGTGGCGTCAAACTTGGGCAAGGGTGGTTCCTTGCTGGCAGGTTGCCTTAAGGATTCTGCTATGAAATCAAAAACAGAAGATTTAACTGGAAAAACTTTCGGAAAACTTTCCGTAGTATCGTTTGCGGGGCGGAATTCCTCGAAGAATTCAAGGTGGAACTGCCTTTGTGAGTGTGGAAAAACCTCCATTGTTGTTGGTAGTCACTTAAAAAATGGACAAACAAAATCATGTGGATGTTTGATTGTCGTAGGAAAAGCAATTCATTCATACGCCAAAACAAAGATTTATCACACGTGGGTGGAAATGATAGGGAGGTGCACAAATCCAGCGCACGCTCTGTATAAAAATTACGGTGGGCGCGGAATTTCTGTTTGCGATAAATGGTTGAGTGGATTTGTTGGATTCTTGGAAGATATGGGCGAAAAGCCTTCTCCTCATCATCAAATAGACAGGATAGATAACAATGGGAATTATTCTGTAGATAATTGCAGGTGGGCCACGCCGACACAAAACGCTAACAACAAGAGAGATAGCCTGAGATGGATCGTCAATGGCTCGACATTTGAAACGGCAAAATTAGCCGCCAATCATTTAGGAATAAGTGTCAACACGCTTAGAAAGCGAGTCTCTAAGGGAGCGCCCGGGTACTTGTGTGAGCGGAAGTATCCATCATGCTAAGACCATATCAAACCGATGGCATAAATAAGCTAAGGGAAGGATTTAGGAATGGGCATAGATGCCAAATATTTCAGCTTGCCACAGGCGGTGGGAAGAGCATTTGTGCTGCAACCCTGATCAAATCGGCTTATGAAAAGGGAAGAAAGCCGGTTTTCATTGTAGACCGAATCAGCCTCGTTGATCAGAGCGTCGCCCACCTGGAGGCCGTCGGACTTACAGTTGGCGTGATACAGGGAGACCATTACCAATGGAACCCTAGAGCTGACGTGCAGGTTGCCAGCATTCAAACCATCGCTAGGCGAAACATGCCGGACATGGGATTTTGCATCATAGATGAGGTCCACTGCCTGCACAAAGCCCACATAAAGTTGATCGAGTCATACAACAACATCCCTTTTATCGGACTTTCGGCGACGCCATTTTCAAAAGGACTCGGGAAATACTTCACAAATCTCGTTGTTGGGGCAACAACGGAACAGCTGACGGATGAAGGCTTTCTGGTTCCTGCCGTAGTTTACGCCCCCAGCACCCCCGATTTATCTGGCGTCAAGATTGTTGCTGGCGAGTACCACCAGGGGCAGCTTTACGAGGCCGTTGATAAGCCAAAGCTGGTTGCCGACATTGTAGAGACGTGGCTGAAACTGGGGCAGAACAGACAGACAATCTGTTTTGCCACCAACGTGGCGCACTCAAAGCATATCGAGCGTGAATTTGTGCGCGCCGGAGTAAAGGCGGTGCACATAGACGCTTACACCGATAGTTCAGAGCGCCACGAGGTCATATCCGCCTTCAAGAGGGGTGACATAAAACTCCTGACCTCTGTGGGGGTGCTTACTACAGGGTTTGACGCTCCGAATGCCTCATGCATTATTCTTGGAAGGCCGACTAAAAGCCTGATACTGCACATCCAAATGAAGGGCAGGGGGCTAAGATTAAGCGAGGGAAAGGACGATTGCATAGTGCTGGATCACGCTGGAAATACAACCCGGCTCGGGTTTGTAACCGATCCACTCCCATCTGAGCTTGACGACGGAAAGAAAAAAGAAAATTCATCGAATAAAAAGGAACGTGAAGAGCCGTTGCCGAAGACGTGCGCGAAGTGTCATTTCGTCAAGCCCGCAAAAGTCCATATATGCCCATGCTGCGGATTCGCTCCAGAAAAACAAAGCACGATAGAGCACGAAGCCGGTGAACTCGTTCAACTTTCGCCAAAAGCAGACAAAGAGAACGCCGCCGAAAAGCGCAATCGAAATATGCCATGGGATGAAAAAATAAGATTTATGGCAGGATTCAAATGGTATGCAAAAGAGCATGGATATAAAGATGGATGGGCCAATCATAATTATAAGCAAATGATGTCAGTTTGGCCAAATGATGCTAGACTAAAACACTGCAAGCCATCAAAGCCAGCAGGTGACGTCATGAATTTTATAAAAAATTCACTTATAAGGGGATCGTATGCCAAGTAAACGCGAATTATGTGGATCTAGATATGGGCGGCTTACTGTTATTTCTGAGGCCGGACGTAAGGGTGGCAGCGTAGTCTGGTTATGTAGATGTGACTGCGGAATTGATAAAGAAATAACATCTCATGACCTGATAAGAGGACATGCTAAATCATGTGGGTGCTTGCAGAAAGATTCGGCAAGAACGCATGGTCATTCATCAAAAAAAATATACTCAATATATAGAGCAATGAGACAGCGATGTTATGACGATAAATCATTAATGTATCATCGCTATGGAGGGCGAGGAATCAAAATATGTGATGAATGGATGGATAGTATTGATTCATTCATTACATGGGCAACCAATAATGGATATGACGAATCAAAGGAAATAGATAGAGCAGATAATGAAAAAGGATATTCTCCAGATAATTGTAGGTTTGTTACAAAAATTATCAATGCAAACAACACATCTAAAAATGTGATTATTTATGTCAATGGAGAATACATAACGATAGCAAACGCCGCAAGAAAATATAAAATAGATGAATCTACTTTTAGACAAAGAATCCGCAAGCTAGGGTGGTCTCCAGAAAAAGCGATAAGGAATGACATTGATAGAAGCCCCGCTTTGAGCAGAGCTAAGAAAGTGATAATAGAAATCCTCTCTGATGGGCCAAAATCTTTGAATGATGTATTAATTGAGTTGTCTAAACATGGATATAATGGACAGTCAGGATCAATAAGGAGGGCAAAATCATCGATAGGAGTAATAACTAAACGAATCGGAAAAACACAAACAGAGTGGTCATTGCCCAACGCCTACAAAGACGCCCCACGCCTCACCCCCAGCCCTGAGACGCTGGCATACATCCAGCACCAGAACATCCGCCACGCAAAATCGAGAAAATCAGCATGATGGATGCTCATGTTAAGGCGTTCGTGAGTACGAGGACGGCGGAAATGAAAATTCCGTCCCAGCCCCAGGCAGAGTCAATTAGTGTGAGGCCGATAGTTATTTGGCCGGTAGAGGATAGGGCGGTGGAACGGATGGACGAGATTAGGGGCGGAAAGAAAAGGCCTGTGAGATTGAAAACTGTTGATGACATACGGGGAAGAAACAGGGCCATGGCGGAGCTGGAAAACATTGGATTCCTGAAGGCCAAAATGATGGATTCGCGGGGGATATTGAGATGAGCGAATCGATTGCAAACATCCCAGCTCCGCATTGTAAACATTGCAAAATTGAGTTAAGCCCAGGACAGGCGATTGATCAGACCTATACCGGGACGCCCGACTTTCCTGGAAAGGAGGTCGTCACAATGTCTGCGGGAGGGCCAGATAGACTTGTTGAATGCCTGAAGTGTAGCAAGTGCGGGTATAGCGTTACTACCGTCGAGAGGAGCGCATAATGGACTCCGAGAAAATCGAGGCACTTGAAAAAGAAAATGCCCGGCTGCTGGAGAAAATTAATCTCACGAAAGAGGCAGTCAGACATGCGTTTGGTGCTAGTCCCGTGGCTAGCGATAATGTCCTGCTCGTGCGGGTTGATCACTACAACAAACTGGCTGCGGCGCTCAACTCATGAGCTGCCTAGGCTGCCAGCGCTGCGAGGATGAGGCAACACCAATGGTCACGTTGCGAGACGGCTCTACGGTGTGCAGCAGCTGCCCGGAGTGGCTGATAGAGTGTGAGGCCAGGCATTTGCTCTCTATGCCATTGGCAGAGCGCCGGGCAGAGCTGGCAAATAGGCAGAAAAAGAGGGGAGTGGCAGCAGTGGAGGCGCTTAAAAATGTCATGTTGGATCTGCACGGCAGGAAACTGAGTGGATGAGTGAACAAAAAACCGAAAACGAAAACGAAACCGCTGGCGGCCAGTCTGCCGTTGACCGCCGTGTTGGGCGGATTTTGAGAGAGGAAACCGAAATGCTGACACTGACTGGGAAAGAGATCAAAGACCTGGCCGAGGCCGTAGGGCTGGTAATCGCGCCGCATGACTACACCGACGAGATGGAAACGGAAATGACCATCATCGAATGCCCGGTGGCTGGTGTGCTTGACGACAATGGCAAGGCCACGCACTACGCGCACGTAGCGTACCTAAGCGAGTACCCGGAAGAGGGGACATTTCCGCTCGGCGAAGAGCTTTGCCCAAAGTGCAAGAAGCCGTGGCTTGAACATGACTTCGGCGTTCCGGCGCCAACGTGCTGACGGGGTTATGCCTCGGCGACAACAACGGAGATTAACTATGGACCACATGATAGACGACAGCGACCGGCTCAAACCGTACCCATTCTGCGGCGCAGAGGCGGAAATTATCACGCTCGAAGGCGAGACCGACGCCCCGAGCATTGGAGCACAGTGCGTGCAATGCACGAGCAGCGCATGCGGAGCGGCCAGCGGATTAATTTACCCGCTGATGGATGACGTAACCGATCTGTTGCTTGAGCGCTGGAACAAGAGGCATAACGTTGCCGGTGAGCGACTGGCCGAACCGAAACCACAAAACATAGAGAGCCAATAATGAAAAACGAAACCCCAAGCATTGAAGCAAGCACCGCTGAAGGCCAGTCCGCTCTACCGGCATTGTTAGACATGAGCACTCCTTGGCACATTGGGTTCGGCAACGAAATTGCCGACATGCTGCGCCCGACTGGTGACTGGCATCCAGACTTAGTTCGATACCAAGTTGTGCAAGTTTGCGACTACCACGGAAGGCATGTGTGCTGGGCGAAATCGCCGGAGCACGCGGCTATGATTGTCGAGTCTGTAAACCTAATGTCTAACGGTGCCGCTAACCGGATGGCCGCAACACCGAACCAACAGGGGACCGATGAAGATGAGTGAACAACAGAATAAGAGCAGCGCCGCTGGCGGCCAGTCCGTGTTTAGAGGCCTTGTTATGCCAGACCATGCAGAAATATATCTCGTGCGGGATGGCGATGAATGGAGTTGGTGTGATTGCCCTACTCCAGGATATGGCATGATAAAAGACGACTCCATTAGGTATGTGCGCGCTGATTCTTTGCAGCATGTCGCATTTGATCGTGATGAATGCACTGTCACAATTGCATTCGATAATGAGCAGCAGGTGATGGATTTTGTCGCTAGCCATTCAAGCCGAAATAGGGTGCGCATAGTTGATGATGAGGCATAACGGTGAAGGTAAGCCGCGCCGCACTGGCGTGTGAAATTTAACCGCCGACGAAGGCGTCGGCTTGGGCGCATGGTTAGGCAACAATTTTATCTACGGAGAAGACAATGAACGAGTACCACAAGATACAAACGCTGTTTAAGCGCGACATGGAACGTAAGGAAAAAACACTTTTGGAGGGCCAGTGGACGTTGCCGGAGCTTGAATTTCTGGCCGGGAACACTTGGGTTTTTACAGAGAAGGTGGACGGCACGAACATCCGTGTGATGTTGCAGGGCGGCGCAATTACCTTTGGTGGCAAGACTGACTCCACGCAGATTCCCGCGCAGCTTGTGGCACGGCTCAATGAGCGGTTCTTGCCCCTGGCGGAGAAGATGCAGGAGGTGTTCGGTTGTGACGCTTGCCTTTACGGAGAGGGCTATGGTGCAAAAATTCAGAAGGGAGGAGGCAACTACCGGCAAGACCAAGACTTTGTTCTGTTTGATGTGAAGGTGGGCGACTGGTGGCTGCAACGCACAGACGTTGAGGATGTGGCCGCCAAATTTGGAATCGACGTGGTGCCGATCATCGGGGAAGGAACACTTCACGATGCCATTGCATGGGCGAAGCGTGGCATACCCTCCACATGGGGAGACTTCGAGGCCGAGGGTATTGTGGCAAGGCCGAAGACGGAACTGCGAACAAGAAGTGGCCACAGGCTAATTACGAAGATCAAATGCCGGGACTTTGTTGCCTAACATCTGAATATGCGGACCGTGCAAGGTCTGAAATTACAGGTAGTTGCAAAAACCAAATTCTTTTGCTACTGTTCCAGTAGTGGTGAAAGTTGTGTTTGAGATAGGCCGGTCGGGAATGACCGGCCTTTTTTGTTAGAAACCCCTTTGTTTCATCAGGGATTCGGCGAAGGCGCGGACCCTCTGCACGTCATCCTCATGCACGATGATGATGCGCTCGACGATGCCAAGGGCTCGGTCCCGCTTGCGCTGCTCGGTTTTGCGCTGGTTGGTGGATTTAGCCATGAGTCACAGCCTCCTGATGTGGGCCGTAATCACGTTCTAGGCATTCCCGGTGGCCATACGCACCGCCGCCAATTGGAGAGTAATAGAATTCTCCGGTTGAGCGCTTGTACTGTGCCCTGGATTGGCTGACGAATGTCTCAGATACGTGCTTTCCGCATCGATCACAGACGCCATAGTAATCACTGCCGTGGCCTGTGCTGCGCAGGGTTCTGATGATGACCCCGGTTGCTCGTTTAAGTGGCGATATAGTCATTTTTTCTCTCCAAGGTATCGCCCGGCGGTGGTCGCCGGGCTGAGGGGCTTTAGCCAATGTGCTTTTTGGCTATTTCAATCTTGCTGAGAGGAGCGCGGTGGAAATTCTTGTCTTCGCGGACGTATTGTTCATACTGGATTTCATCATTAAGCGCGGTCGCGTCGAAAAAAACACCATCAATTTCAAGCCATGATTTGCCACATCCGATATTGCCGTATCCACGCACATTAGACTGACGCTCTTCATGCAGGGCATCCAGTGCCTTGAGCAGATTCGCCGGGCCACAATTCCAGCTGCTGACGATTACGTCCTGACCGCCACCACATGATTTGTAGATACCTGAATTCAGCTGTGTGTGCAGTGCGATTTGCTTTTTCATTTTAGATTCCCTCTATCCCCTATCCCGGGTCGGGCCAGCGGTTTGTTCCGCTGATGTGGTAATGATATGTCGTGACATGTCACAAGTCAAGGCCAAGGAAAGAAATAAATCACTCTATATAGGGCGAGATGGCGAAGAAGCGTGCCACAAGCACTGACCTCTACCCGAAAATAGGGACAGGGCAACACAGAATGACACTCTGCCACCGGGCGGATATAAACAATTCCCCACTAGACCATCAAAACAGACCAAAAACAGGAGGCAATTCCCCACTTAATGGGAATTTAGGTGAGAATGGCTAAGAAGGCGACAGTGGCAGAGGCTCCGAAGAAGGCTAAGGGCCGTCCAACGCTGTGCACTCCAGAGCTCACCGCCATTCTGTGTTCAAGACTGGTAGAGCGCGGATCACTGCGCAAGGTCTGTGCTGATGATGATATGCCGGACAAAGCTACCGTTTTCCAGTGGCTGCTGAAGGCTGGGATAGAAGGCGCAGATGAGAATTACGCCGCCTTCCACGACCAATACACACGGGCGCGAGCAATATCCAGAGAGTATTTATCTGATGAACATTGGGAAGACCTAGCCGAAACTGCTATGGTTCCAGTGGTTATTGATGATGTTCCGCTGCTCGGACCTGATGGGAAGATAGTAAAAACCATTACTCCTCAATCAGTTGCGTTCGCTAGACTCAAGCACGATGCGTTCAAGTGGCAGTCGAGCAAAGAGGCCCCGAAGAAGTACGGGGATGTTCAGGAGGTCAAGCATTCCGGGGAGATCAAGACAACGCCTCCCACTTTCGTCCTGAATTTCGACGGAAAGAAGGAATGATTCCCCACTTTGTCTCAAATCTTCACGGTGCGGATAAAGACGATTTCCCACTTTGTGCTGAAAACCGGCCTCGTTTCGGCAACCATTCCCCACAATGGAAATAAATTACACCGCCAGCCCCACCGGGGTTCGGTTCCATTCCTCCAATGTGTTGGTTCGAGGGCTCATGGGGCCTATCGGTAGTGGCAAGAGCGTCACCTGTTGCATGGAGATAGCCGGGCGAGCCTTCCGTCAGGCTCCTGGCCCGGATGGAATTCGGCGGACTAGGTGGGCTGTAATCCGCAATACCTACCCGGAGCTGAAGTCCACGACCATAAAAACATGGACGGACTGGTTCAAGCCTGAGTGGTTTGGTACGGTAAAGTGGGATTCTCCCATCACTCAGCACCTGAAACTGGCTCACGACGTTGAGCTGGAGGTGCTGTTTCTGGCGCTGGACCGCCCCGATGACATCAAAAAGTTGCTATCTCTGGAGGTAACAGGGGTCTGGATCAACGAGGCTCGCGAGATTCCCAAGGCCGTGCTTGATGCGGCCACTGGCCGTGTCGGTCGATTCCCCTCGATGCGCGACGGTGGAGCGACATGGTGGGGCGTCATCATGGACACCAACCCGCCAGACGATGATCACTGGTGGTACAAACTGGCCGAGGAAGAGCAGCCGGACGGATTCGAGTTTTTCCGTCAGCCCTCTGGTCGCAGCTCCGAAGCCGAAAACGTAGCAAATTTGCCGAATGGCTACTACGAGAACATGACTCCTGGCAAAACGCCGGAGTGGATCAAGGTTTATGTTGACGGCGATTACGGGACGGTCATTGATGGCAGGCCCGTTTACCCCGAATTCAACGAGCGTATCCACGTTGCTCCAGACGAGCTAGTGGCCTATCGCGGCCTACCACTGATCCTGTCGTGGGATTTCGGACTCACTCCGGCCTGCATCATCAGCCAAGTGAGTAAGCGCGGCCAATGGCGAATACTCGATGAGCTGGTATCTGAAGACATGGGTATTAGGCAGTTCTCCACGGCGGTCGTAAAGCCATTTCTGGCGAACGTCTATCCAGGACTGTCAATAGAGAGCGTGGCCGATCCGGCTGGCAATCAGCGTGCGCAGACGGATGAGAAAACCTGCTACGACGAGTTATCTGCGGCGGACCTGAAGACACGACCGGCGTGGACGAATGAATTCACGGCCCGGCGCGAGGCCGTGGCCGGGTTTTTGACTCGGCTGGTGGATGGAGAGCCAGCATTTCTGCTGTCTCCGAGCTGCAAAACTCTGCGCAAGGGGTTCAACGGCGGCTACAGATACCGCAGATTGCAGGTATCTGGCGAAGATAGATACACGGATTCACCGGAGAAGAACGGCTACTCTCATCCTCATGACGCACTTCAGTACGCCGGATTGCATATTGCTGGCCCCGTGATGGCGAAGAAGAAAGCGCCATCAATCACAGTCCAGCCCTACGCCCCCATAGACCCGTCAACAGGATATTGAGATGCCGAACTGGAACAAGAACGGCAATACATATCTGACGGATTTGGCGCGGGGCATCATTCCTGGCGCTAGACCGTTCGGTGGTTACGGAGAGCGCACGACGACAGGGGCCGAGAGCAATGTTTTGTGGCCCAACGGAACATATACCCTTCCCCCTTCCGCTGGGGTGCAGATGACAATAGCCAGCACATCGGCTAACGATGACTCCGCTGGAACGGGCGCGCGCACAATCGACGTACATTATCTCGACGCAAATCTTGCGGAGCAGATGGAAATTATCACGATGGATGGCGTCTCCAACGTACTGACGGTCGCTACCGACATCAGATTTATCCAGTGTATGCACCTGCGGACGTGGGGCAGTGGGGCTGTGGCGGCCGGAACGATTACGGCCAAAAACGGCGGAGTGACCTACGCCCAGATTTCAACCGGCGCGCTGCGCTGCTCCAGTAGCGTCAGAATGGTGCCAGCTGGCTATAGATTGATGGTCAATGCCGCTTTTTCGGGCTCCCTGAGTGGATCAGCAGCAGCCGGGACGATAGTAAGGTTGGCAACTCCAACATTCGAGGGGCATGATTTCACGTCCTCCAGCGTTTTTATGCCGCTAGCGTCTGCGCCATTTCAGGATAATTCTGGCGGCCTGAGATTTGATCCGCCCCTACCGTTTACCGAAGGTCAGAGTGTCGGATTAACATTCGTCACAGACAAGGCCGCAACAATTACCGGCAGCTGGTTCGGCTGGCTAGAGCCTGCATAGGAGCATCATGAGTACGAGCAATCAACAGAAAAAGAGCAAATTAGCGACTTCCGTCGTTCAGACCGGGAATACCTCAATACTGGAGTGGCAAGTGTTCGGATTCTCGCAAGTGGGGGTGCATATCGCAGTCACCGGCCAGGCCCTTGACGCATTTATAATTCAGGGCCGCTGGCATGATGACGCTAGCTATGAAACGCTGTTCAGCGCCGCAGCCGATTTTACATCGCCAACAGGTATCCTCGTCGGAGCCAGCGGGGATTTAACAACACTCGCAGCGGGCGCAACTGGTTGGTTTTCGATGGATCTCAAAGGTTTGTACGAGATCAAATTGCTGGCATCAAGCGGCCACGCTGACGGATCGACTGTATCTGTTTATGCCGGGGGTTCGTAATGGCTAACTGGCGTGCGCTAGTCCAGCGGTATCAGACATACGGCGATACCGGCACTACTGGGACCGAAAACCTACAAACGCTGACGCTCACAACGACACCATCCGGCGCCAGCGATAAGCAAGTTTTTGCAACAAGCGAGGCCAACACCTACAACAGTTCAAACAGCGTATCGGCTCCTGGGTATAACAGCGTCAAACAATTAAACCTGACATTGACGGGGGCGGGGACTCATGACAAAGGGGTGGTTCAGTTAGGCACCGCGTCCGCTCTGGGCGGCAATGTCACGTCGTTGTTGGGTTTTGAGTCAGAACTCGTCGGAGTCGGGGCGTCTACAACCGTTGGGTCATGGTGTGCATATTACTCACCGAATCTCTCTAGTGTGTCGAACATTGGGAATGTCGATCTATTTTATTCATTTGCCAACGATCACGTAGGGGCTCCGAGCAACGCACTGGCAAAACCGGCCATCAGCAAAGAAAGTGGAATCACTGTCAATGGACGGCTAACAGAACTCTCTCCCGCCTATCACCCTGGATTAGTGGCCGGGCAATACTACTCGGCGCCAACATCTGCAATCACGCCAGCAGCTGTATTGGCCAATACGATGTATTGCATCCCCGTGATCATTCCGCATCGATGCCTGCCGACGAAACTCGGGATTAACGTAACTACGGCAGTAGCGGGCAACGTTGTCATTGGATTGTATAATTCAGCATGCAGTGGTGCGCCAGGATCTACCAACGGCGTTCCGACCACTCTTGTTGCTCAGATTTCAGCAATTTCAACAGGCACGACTGGAATAAAGGAGGGCGCAATAACCATCTCCGATGGATATGTTGATGCAGGACTGTATTTCATCGTCGTCAATTTTAGCGCAGACCCGTCGGTCACTCAGTTCACTGTAGATAGTTCGCTGTGCTCTATTCTGGGGCTCGTTGCCCCCACCGATCTCACATGCGTTGGATATATCTCCACAGCATATAGCGCAACGATGCCATCAACGCTCGGGGTGATGGCATATTCATCGTCAGTTACCGCATTGCCGCGCGCCTGGTTCCGCATAGGATAAACGGAATGGATCAGTACGAAAACGCGACATTGGAGGATAACTCAATTCTCGAAGAGGTATTGTCTGAAGAGGATCTCGCCCTCCTGAAGCAGATGGAGGAAGAGCGCAAGTCGCGCCTGCATTCACTGGCCGCGACACTGTCGGGTAAGCGCAAAAAAGCCATCGAGCACCGCTACCTAAGCGGCATCGAGGACGAGTGGGACGAGTGCGAGGACGCTTACGAAGGCATCGATAACGCCAACCGCAATACCGAGAAGTTGGTAAAGCCGCGCACGATGAGCGGGAGGGTAACGGTTGAGCGCCAGGGAGGAAGTAACGGGTCAAATCTCTACCTAGGGATCACCGCCAAGTATGTCGAAGGGTTCTCGGCCCGCATCAGCGACATCGTTAATCCGATGGATGACCGGAACTTCACGATTGACCATTCTCCCATTCCTGAGTTGGAGGGGATGAAGCAGAGTACCGATCTAGTCCAGCTCCAATCTCCAGCGGGGCCGCAGACCGTCCCAGCAAAAGACATCGCTCAGCAGCAGCTAGACGAGGCAAAGAAACGCGCGGAGAAAGCGCAGACACGCATCGATGATTGGATGGAGGAATGTAACATCCATGGAGAGTTGCGTAAGGTCACTGATTCGCTGTCCCTTTACGGAACGGGGGTGCTCAAGGGCCCGATTCCGACCGTTAAGCGCCGCAGAACATCGAGTGTTAGAGACGGCGCGATGGTCATGGAAATGGTCGAAGAGATCATCCCCGCATCGAAAGCGGTCAACATCCGCAATTTCTACCCCGATCCAGCGTGCGGTGAAGACATCCACAACGGCTCGTTCGTGTTCGAGTTTGATTCGTGGTCGGCCAAACAGCTGCGCGAGTGCATGGATTCCCCGGAACACCTCGGGTATCTGCGCGATGAGATCATGGCCGTGCTTGAGGAAGGGCCGGGCAAGCGCAACGAGGAGACCCATACCCGTAAAATCGTCGAGGACGACGAACGGTTTGATGTCTGGTATTTCTACGGCGACGTGAGCGCCGAAGACGTTGAATCTGCTGGCTGCGAGTGCAGGGCGTACACGACCGAAACCATTCCTGTCGTGATCACGATGGTCAATGACCGGGTGATTAAGGCCGCCGTTTCCCATCTGGAGTCCGGCGAGTTCCCATACGACGTCTGGGTAATGCGCCGCCGCGCCGACTTCTGGGCAGGAATCGGTATTGCCAAGCAGATCATGCCCGCTCAGAAAGAACTGAACGGGGCCAACCGCAACATGCTCGACAATGCCGCGCTCTCCGGCGGCCCCCAGATCGTTCTGGATGACGAGGCAATAGTCCCGGCTGATGGAAACATGAAACTCTATCCCCGCAAGGTCTGGCGCAAGCTGCCTGGCGCGACGATGGACGACGTAAACAAGGCGTTCGCTGCTATCACGATCGAAACCCGTCAAGTTGAACTGATGAACATTATCCAGTTTTCACTGGACATGGCCGACCGGCTAACAGGATTCGACCTGATCATGCAAGGGCAGGCATCCGCCGCGCCCGAGACAGCGACAAGCTCAATTCTCAAGACCCAAGCGTCTGGATCGATGTTGCGTCGCATCGCCCGCACGTTTGACGATTTCTTCGAGCCTCACGTCAAGCGCTACTACGATTACCTGATGGCAGATCCAGACGTTCCGGATGACGAGAAGGGCGATTATTGCGTAGTAGTCCATGCCTCCTCTTCCCTAGTAGAGAGGGCTATTCACGATCAGACGATTGTCCAGCTTGCGGAGATCGCCGCTAACCCGGCCTCTGGTCTGGATTTCGAGCTGTGGACCAAGGAGCTGATGAAGTCCCAGCGCATGAATTACAACGCCATGAAGCTCTCTGACGAGAAGAAGGCGCAGATGCAGCAGGCCCCTCAGCAGACCGACCCAGGTATTGAGGCGGCCAATATCCGTTCTCAGACAGAGCTCCAGAAGGCTCAACTGGTCCAGCAATCAGACATGTCAGAGCTGCAATTCAAGGCCCAAGAAGCCGAACGTCAACGCCAGCATGAAATGTCGATGAAGAACATCGAACTCCAGTTGAAGACCATGGAAATGGAGCTGAAGCGCAGTGTCGAGATAGATAAGCTCAGAACCGACCTCGCCAACAACCAGTTGGATCAGAGCATGAAAGAGAAATTATTCACCGCCGAAGCTCTGCTCAAAGCCCAAGAAGGTAGCGGCATATGAGGCTCAATAAGCTCGAACAGAACGAAATCCACAGCGCCCTATGGAAGAAGCTGAAGGCGCACATGGAAGCCGAATTGAACACCCTGCGCATGAGAAACGACGGTGATCACGACCCCGTTGCTACCGCGAACATTCGCGGACAGATTGCGCGATTAAAGGCTTTGCTGAGTCTGGAAAAACCAGTCGCGGCACAGGTGACAGACGACGGCAGATAGCCGCCACGCTGTTTTGTAAGACACAGGCCAGCTGATGCTGGCTTTTTTGTTTGCGGAGAAAACATGGCTGAAGAGCAAGAGCAGGAATTTTCACAGGACCAACTCGACCAGGCAGAGAGCGCCGCCTTCCAGGCCGCCATCAGAGGTGAAGAGCCTGCTGATGGGACCACAAAGAGCGAAGACGAGACCGTATTGCAACCTGAAGAGCCCGTTGTCACCACTGAAACGGTAGTTGAGGTGGAGGAAGAAAAACCTGTTTTGGCCGGGCTTACGGAATCTCAGATAAGGGCCAAGTTGGATCGTCTTGAAACGCTTGAAGGAACGTCTCAAAAGTTATCTGGGCAGATTGGGGCGATGAAGGAAATGATTCATCAACTCAAGAGCGCACAGAAGCAGCAGCTTCAGCAGCAGCCGCCTCAGGTCGTTGCAAAACTGGAGAGATTGAGGGCTCAAGGATATGACGAGTTCGCCAATTCATTGGAGGAGGATCTAAAGGGCTTTGTCTCTCAAACGAATCAGGTCGACCCCAAAAAGATTGAGGAGCAGGTCGAGGAGCGAGTATCGAAAGCCGTTTCCGATTTCGCCACCAAGTTTTTTGAGTCTCAGCACCCAGACTGGAGGGAGAGCGTAGCGTCGAAAGAGTATGACGCGTGGAGAGAAACCCTGACCCCTGAAGAGTTTCAAGAAACCGAAACTAGCCACGACCTTTTCTATGCAGCAAAGAAACTGTCCGAGTTCAAATCTTGGCGAGAAGGTCATCGCAAACAGCAAGAAAAACAGCAGGGCGAAGCACAAGTGGCGGAGCGCCTGAAGCAAGAACAGAAGCGGAGATTAGCAGCAGCGGCACAGCCATCCGGCTTGGCTCCTGTCACTCAATCCGCATTATCCGAAGAAGAAGCATTCATGCAGGCACGGCGAAGCAAGCCGTCTCTGCGTAGTGCCAATTGATTACTAGGAGAACATCATGGCTTTTCAGCTAACAACTACCGAAGCCGCCCGTATTGGCAAGCAAAAGGGCGAAATTATCAATCACTCAGAGCCCATTCAGGTTCTCGGCATTACCGGCGTCGAGAAGCAGATGGACAAGAACATGGGTAAAACCATTGTTTATCGTCGCGTGCTTCCATATGGCGCAACCGACACCGCCGTTTCTAGCGGCGTCGACCCTACAGACCGCTGGACAGTTACGGCTGCGGCGCACCTGACACAGGAAGGCGTTACTCCGGCTGCCGATACGTTGGCGTTCCATGATGTTGAAATAAACATCAACCAGTATATGTGCCTGTACGGTTTCACCGATCAGACCTACGACCTGTACGAAGACGACATTCCAGAAGAGATGAAGATCGCCACTGGGGAGCGTATGGGGCTAGTGAAGGAGATGGTTCGTTATGGCGCAGTTAAGGCTTGCACCAATAAGTTCTACTCTGGTGGTACTTCGCGTGCGACCGTTGACCAGACGCTGACAAGATCGTTTTTGCGCAACATTACCAAGAGTCTGAAAGGCAATCATGCGAAGATGATCACAAAGATCATCGACGGAAGTACAAACACCGGGACATCTCCAGTCGAGGCCGCATATCTGGTGTTCTGTCATACAGACCTGGAAGGCGATATTCGCGATTTGGAGAATTTCATTCCAATTGCCGAATATGGCAAACGCTCAGTTGTTCATGAGCAGGAAATCGGTTCATGCGAGAGCTTCAGATTCGTACTCTCTCCGGAATTGGCGTCAATCCCGGATTCTGGTGCATCAGTTGGTTCCACAGGGCTGGTGTCTACTGGTGCTTCTCAGATTGACGTGTACCCCGTCATCGTTACCGGTATGGATGCTTGGTGCCAGCTTGGCGTCAAGAACACCAAAGCCATGGACATCATCTGGATTGACCCTCGCGAAAAGAGCAAGTCAGACCCGGGCGGTCAGCGCGGTTATGCTGGCGCCAAGTTCTACTTCCAGTCCGCCGTTCTGAACAACGGATGGATGGCGGTCGGCGAAGTCGGCGCAACAGTTCAGGCGTAATTAAATAGGGCGGAGAAATCCGCCCTTTCTTTTTCTGGAGAAATATCATGAACGTAATTCAATTTGCAGGGGCGACTTTCTGCCATGCTGACTCGGCGCTTGCTGGCGGCTCTACTACTACCCTTACGCTTGGCGTTGCGCCGTACTATTGCATCAAGGGCAAGGCATACACTCAGGCCACAACTACCAATGTACAGCCAAGCACAACCGACATTACTACTGGAGCTACGCTGGAAGGCATCCCCGCTGGTTACGGCGCTGTTATTGTGGTTGGTGCAACATCTACCGAGTCCACTACTCTTCGGATGGCGCAGGGTCCGCTGGCTGAACTCGATGTCAATTCGACCACATACACTCCTGGCAGTTTCAAGGATCGTCCGCAGTTCCCTTCATTGCCGGAGGATTTTTGCCCGTTCGGCTATGTGGTTGTCAAAGTGGCGACCGACTACACCAGCGGTGCGTCGTACATTTTCGGTTCAAGCAATACCACTGTTACAGGTGCGCAGAACTCGGCATCTACCGCCCACGCCAACACCTTCACCTCTGTGATGGCTATGCCAGACCGTCCAGTGGCTAGCTAATCACGTCCGCGTAACATGGCCGCCTTCGGGCGGCCTTTTCATTTAGGAGAAAAATATGGGTCGCAGAAAAACGATTTTTGATTCAAACGAAGTGAAGATCGGTCAGGACCAATTCCATGAAATACCGGCAACAGGATCAATTGACCCGGAGGATTTCAAAGATCAATTCGAGATTGTCGATGGGCCAAATCTGAAGGCAAAGGCAGAGCGTTTGGCGTTTATGGAGGAAAAGGTTGTGATTCGTATCCATACAACCTCCGACAAAAAGCGCGAACGAATTCCATGCTTGTCAGTGAACGGTGTCAACCAATATGTCGTTCGCGGGATTCCTCAGATTATCAAGCGGAAATTCCTTGCTGTTTTGGCGCAGGCCAAAGAAGACAATGTCGAAACTCCGTTCGGTAGAGATAACAACGGGTTTGATACCTACAACATCAGCAAAACGCAGTCTCTCAAATACCCCTTTGAGCTGATTGAAGACCGGAATCCTATGGGCCGACCTTGGCTCGACAAGATGCTGTCCGAGGCTTAATTCGATAGTTATTTCACAAGGGCATAGCCCACTTTCAATATAGGAAAATCATCATGAGATTATGGCAAAAATTCGCAAATCTGCTTATTAGCGGAAAACTGGAAATGGGGAAAAACTCCTCCATTGTCGTTGTCAATTCCGACAACACAAAATCAACAATCAATCTGCTAGAGCTTGCCGCTCTCGACGGCTTAGCCGCCGCCGACCTCGCCAAGATCGACGGTATCACCAATGGTACTGCGGCCGCAAATAAGGCGTTGGTGCTTGGGGCGTCCCGAGAAATTGCCACTATCGGGCAGATCACCACGGACGAACCTATCGTTTACGATACCGCGACAGGCATCACTGCATTTGCTACCGGAGGTCAAGCAAGCGCAACAGCGTTGACGGCAGAATTCAACAACGTCACGACATGTGCAACAGCGGGCGACTCGGTTAAGTTGCCTGCCGCAGCGACAGGAAAGGCAATCACCATCAAGAATAGCGGCGCTGCAAGTCTGGCGGTATTCCCGGCGACAGATGACTCGATTAATGCCCTTGCCGCTAACTTGTCTGTGAACATCCCTGTCGGCGGGACATTAACATTCCGCGCCATCAGTGCTGTTGTGTGGGAAACGAATGAAGCCGTAGTGCTTTCCGCCCCATCAACGCAGAAAGGCGAGCTGATCATTGTTGCGGCCGATAACGCAGCCGATCATGAGGTGAAGGTTACCAACGCCTCATTTGGGCAGGCTTCTACCCTGACCATTCCAGACCCTGGCAATGCGGCGGCTTCGTTCTTGATGAGCGAAGGCGCTCAGACCATTAACGGGGTGCAGACCTACACCGTCCCTCGCGTAGCCGACCACAACACTACTATTACCGCGTTTGCTACTGGTGGTCAGGCAAGCGCAACCGCTCTCACTGGAGAATGGAATAACGTCACTGTCTGCGCAACCGCTGGCGATAGCGTGAAACTGCTGACTGCTGTTGCTGGCCAGGTTCAGACGGTGAAAAACTCCGGAGCCACCACATTGGCGGTGTTCCCCAACACCTCCGATGCCATCAACGCACTGGCCGTCAATCTGTCTGTGGATATTCCTCCAGGCGGAGAACTGACCTTTCGCGCCATCGATGGTACGACATGGGAAACATGCGAAGTACTCACGCTTCCAGCTCCTTCGACTCAGAACGGTTCTCTTGTCATTCAGGCGGCAAACAGCGCCGGCAACACCAATACGACCATTACCAATGCCTCACAAGCTGCGGCACGCACCTACACCATTCCAGATGCAGGTGCTAACGCCTCGTTTGTTATGACCGAAGGGGCGCAGACGATCAACGGCGTCAAGACATTTGGCAATGAGGTGGATCTTGGCGGTAATACAACCGGCACAGCTGGCGCAGGCATTACTGGTGGCGTCGGGACAGTCTACAAAAACAGCGTGGTAAAGACGGGCGGCATTATCCGCACTTCTTATCTGATCGACCTGACAGGACTCAGCTCTTCGACTACCGATCTGGACATTATCGGCCAGGGCGTGTCTGCCGCTTACATCGGGCAGATCACCGCTGCTCTGAATGGGACTATCCTGACAGGCCGCATTACCTGTCTTGAAGCTCCCGCTGGTGGTGTTACTGACATCGACCTGTATTCCGCAACTGAAAATACTGGGGTGTTCGACGGCTTGGTTACTGACCTTACAGAAACAGCTCTGCTTACCTCTGGTGGCGCGTGGTCTGCTGGCACGTTCAAGAGCTTTTCCGCGTGGCCTGCTGCTAATGAGTATCTGTATCTGACCGGCGGCGCTGGCGGCACTGCTGCGGCCTATACGGCTGGTAAGTTCCTGATCGAGCTGGAAGGTTACGACGCTTAATCGCTATCCCATCCCCATTAAGGGCCTCTTCGGAGGCCCTATTCTTTTGAGGTTCTGAATGAACTATCTCCAGATCACGCAGCGTACCTGCCAAGAAGCCGGGCTTTCTGGTACCGTGCCGACTGCCGTTACGAACCAGACCGGCGAGCTGAAGCGCTTCGTCAACTGGGCGGAAGAGGCATACACCGACATTCAGAACATGAATCCTTTTTGGCGCTGGATGCGGGTAACATTCACGCTTAACACCGTGGCCAGCGACGATACCTATGCTTATGGCGATTGCACCGATAGCCTCACGTCTAGTGCCATTACTCGTTTTGACCATTGGATGTTCGACAACTGCGATGATCCCCCGAAGGCATATCTCCAATCTTCTGGGGTAGGCGGCGAGTATTGGCTAGAAGTCGTTCCGTGGGAATGGTTCAAGTCCGTCTATAAAATGGGGACACAGACAACCGGCGCACCTGCTCACATCACTGTCGATCCGCAGAACAATATCGTTGTCGGTCCATCGCCCGATGCAGTTTACGTCATCACCGGGGACTATCATCGATCCGCTCAGGTTCTGGCCGCTGACGCCGACACTCCTGAGATGCCAACTCAGTTTCATAAACTGATTGTTTATAAGGCGCTGGAGAAGTACGGCTACTTTGAATCAGCCGCCGAAGTGGTTGCCCGCGCTCAGAAAGAATCGGCGCTGCTGATGGGGCAGCTGCGAATGAACCAGCTATCTAGCCCGGTCATATATGGAACACTTGCATGAAGGCCCCGCAGCTTCCGCAACCGTCATTCGACTACATCTCGTTTAACGGTGGTCTTGATCAAGTAACCCCAGTACTCAATACCCGCCCTGGTACGTTGTCCGATTCGCAGAACTACGAGATCGATATCAACGGCGGTTACCAAGACATCATGGGCTATGAGCGCTTTGACGGGCAGCCTAGCCCATCCGATGCGGATTACGCGATTCTCGATGTGACAATCACGGGAAGTATTGCTGTCGGCAACACGATTACCGGGGTTACTAGCGCCGCGACCGCAAAAGTAATTGCGGTGGTCAATAACGATTATCTGGTGATAACCAAGATTGTTGGAACGTTCGTGGCGGAAACCCTGAATGTCGGCGGCAGTCCTCAAGGCACTACGCCAGACGGCGCTATTGTCGATGGCGCATCGTCCGCGCTTCTTCATGCTCAGTATAAAAACCTTGCCGCCGATGAATATCGCAGCGATATAGCCGCCGTGCCCGGTTCTGGCCGGATATTGGGCATTATGATGCTCAGCGATGTGAAGTATGCCTTTCGCAACAATGCGGGCGGAACTGCTGCGGCGCTCTACAAATCATCGTCGTCTGGCTGGACGGCCGTGGCGCTCGGAAGAGAGCTTAGCTTCACCTCTGGCGGTACTTATGAAGTGGTGGAAGGAAACACCATCACTGGTGCCATATCAGGAGCTACAGCGGTTATCACTCGAGTTTCTTTGGAGAGTGGATCGTGGGCGGCGGGGACGGCTGCCGGGCGCTTCATTTTTGCATCGCAGACAGGAACGTTCCAAGCCGAAAATCTGAACGTTGGGGCCACCCTCAACGTGGCAACGATAGCAGGTGACAGCACAGCAATAGCGTTGCTACCAAGCGGTCGTTACGAAGTCGATTATTACAATTTCGGAACAGCAAAGCGCGCCTACGGATGCGATGGCGTAAATCGTGGCTTCGAGTTTGACGGAACCGTTTTTGCCCCAATTGCGACTGGGATGACAACCGACACGCCAACGCATGTAAAAGCGCACGTCAATCAGCTACTTTTTAGTTTTGGTAACAATTTCCAGAACTCCGGCATTGGCACGCCATTTAACTGGACGCTTCGACTTGGTGCGGCAGCGATTGGCACTCAAGACACAATTACGGGGTTCAAAACAGAAGCCGCCGCCGATGGAAGTGGAACAATAGCGATTTATAACCGTAATGCGCTGTATATTCTATATGGTACGTCCAGCGCAAACTGGAATCTTGTCAAATACAGCGACGAGGCAGGGGCATACGCCTATACGATCCAAAAGGTTCACAGCACTATCTTCCTAGATGATCGCGGGGTAACAACTCTGTCCGCCGCGCAGACCTACGGCAACTTCGCAGACGCCACTATCTCGGCGCTTATTCAACCATTCTTAAATGAGAAGCGATTCACCGCAACCGACAGCTGTATCGTTAGAGACAAGAACCAGTACAGGTTGTTCTTCTCAAGTGGATATGGGATTTATTTTACGTTCCTCGGTCCAAAGTTGATTGGCGCAATGCCCGTCCTATTCCCAGCAGAAGTGAGATGCATGTTCTCGCTTGAGAATTCCAGCGGTGTTGAGGAGATCTTCTTTGGCTCTGATGACGGGTTCGTTTACCAGATGGAGAAAGGGACCTCATTCGACGGCGCGGCTATCGAAGCGTTCTTCACACTGCACTATCACCATTCCAAGCGCCCAAGAATCAAGAAGCGCTACATGGGCATTACGCTCGAAGCTTCCGGCACCGGGTACGCTCAGTTTGAACTGGCTTATACGTTGGGGTATGGATCGACGTATATTTCACAGCCTAGCTCTCAGACGGAGACACTTTCGTTCTCCGGAGTTAACTGGGATTCGTTTGTGTGGGATGCGTTCATCTGGGATGGCCAAACGTTGACGCCATCAAACCTGAAGCTTTCTGGCAGCGCAGAAAACATCGCCATCACGATCAGAAAGAATTCTGATTATTTCTCTCCAGTTAGATTTTCAGGAGCGCTGCTGCGCTTGCTTTTTAGAAACCAATTGAGATAGGTGCTACATGACAGATTGGTACACAAAGACAGGGTCCCCATCGACGGGGTCGCAAGGCGCTTCTGCGACGATGCGAAATGAATTCGCCGCGATTGAATCAGATATATCTGACAAATTGCCTACTCTGACGGGGAATGGATCGGAAGTTGTTGTGGTTAATTCTGGCGGGACCGCGCTTGAGACGACCCCTCAATTATCTGTGGCACAAGGAGGGACTGGTGCCGCTTCTTTGACTGATGGCGGGATTTTGCTTGGCTCTGGAACTGGCGCAATTACGGCAATGAGTGTTCTTGCCGATGGCCAGATCGTTATAGGCGACGGAACTACAGACCCAACGACACTAAGCGCATTTACTTCTTCCACTGGCCAGCTCAAGCACGAGTATGGCGGTCTTGAGGCGAACATCTCCGGCGTGGTTGATGGCGATTTTATCGTCGGCACTGGAACAGGGACTGTTGGGCTGGAGTCTGGCGCAACTGTACGGACCACCATGGGTCTGGGTTCTATTGCGACACAGAATAGCAATGCTGTTTCAATAACTGGTGGTAGTGCAACCGGGCTTACCGATTTAAGCACGACGAATTTCTCGATTGGCGGGGCTGCGGTTACTGCAACGGCAACCGAGCTGAATTACACGGATGTTACGACGCCTGGGACTGCGGAGGCATCGAAAGCCGTCGTGCTAGACGCAAATAAAGCAATTCAAGGACTAGGTAATAACATTTCCATAGGAGCCACTAGACGCAGTAGTTTATCAATGTATGCCATTGATTTTGGTGATTCGGCATTAATCAGAAATCATTCATCGAACTATAATCTAAGTATTATATCAAATGCGTACACAGATGCCGCTGGAGTCTTTTATTATTCCGTAAATGGCTATGCGCCACGACTCAATCTAAACACATCCAATGGCGCGGCGATCATTAGCGTAGCGGCAACCGGAGTGGCTGGCGGAACCATTTCGTATACGGAAGTTTTGTCTGTAAACGCAGACACTACAGTAACCATCAACGGCAGCACCGCCTGGCACGCTGGGAATTATCCTTATTCTGCGGAGTCTGGATATGTGAGTATTGGCGGAGGAACTTACCGTCGAAGCACAATGGCAACCCCTACGGTACTGGTATTGAACACATTAACAAGTATCGCGGCTCCAACTAATGCTACGGGATTGATATTAAGGCTATATGTTATAACCGAAGCGTTAAATTCTGTCGCGTTAAGAACCGGAACTATCAACGTATATAGTGACGCCGGTACGACTATTTCTGGAATCATGACCGTAGAAACTTACGAGCAAGTAGCAACTGCGGTTGCTACACCACTCGGATCGTCGACAATGGAAGTTTTTGCTCCAGTCGTATCTGGAAACGCTTATGTAAAATGGACAGCCGGAGGTAACGCGACCTATGCAATTGTCGGGTATACGCGATAACCAATTTTAATGAATCAAAAACGAATAAGGTAAAGTATGAAAATTGCACTTTACAAAGGCCGAAAGCGCCTATTTAACAAACTGGTAGCATGGTGGACGCGGGGTCCGTACTCTCATGTAGAACTGGTGCTTGACGATGGAATTTCTATATCGAGCAGTTTTATGGATGGCGGTGTGCGTAAGAAACGGATTGATTTCGACCTATCTAACTGGGACTTTATTGAACTAGGATTAGAATCGGATTGGTTTTCTGACAGAATAGATAAGCGCTTGGCCTATGAACAAAGCATTAGGGATAGAATATTTAACATCAAGGGGAAGTTGTATGACGTTCTCGGTATTGCCGGATTTGTTATAAGGAGAATAGGAGAGGATAGGAATAAAATGTTTTGCTCAGAAGCCGTCGCCTATATTCTTGGTTTCGATGACCCATGGAGATTCGACCCGAATACATTGGCGTCCGCATTAAAGGCCATAAAACGAAATGACCGGCGATGATCTTGCTATACTTGTTGGTAGCTTGACACAGAACTTCGTGCTCTATGTCATAGCTGGAGGCGTTGCCATAAGTGCAAAATTCCAATGGCAATCATATAAACTACTATCTCAACACGATACAAGATTGATCGCGCTCGAAAAAGAGCTGGCTATAGTGAGATCACAGATGGTGACGTGGGACACGCTCAAGAGGATTGAATTGTATCTTTCTCAGATGCAGCCAAAAGATGCTAGCACGGCGTTAGTTGGAGCGTTAAGGGCGGAGTCAGAAGCGAGGAAACAATAGTGACATACGTATTAAGCGAAGCATCAAAAAAGAACCGTGAAGGAGTCGACCCACGGTTAATCGAGATTAGCGATTTAGCCATCACAATAACTCTTGTTGATTTTGGCCACGGGCCAGATTCTGGCGTTAGAGAAGACCAAAGACAGATGCAGCTCTTTATCGAGAAGAAGAGCAAGGCCGATGGTTACATTAAGAAAAGCAAGCACCAGAAAGCCGCTGATGGCTATGGCAAGGCATTGGATTTTTATGCCTATGTAGATGGTGCCGCATCCTGGAAGCGTGAACACTTGGCCATGGTGGCGGCGGCGTTCTTACAGGCGGCCTCATTACTTGGGTACAAGATCAAGTGGGGTGGCTTATGGAAAGGCGACTCATCCGGACTTTACGGCTGGGATATGCCCCATATTGAATTGGTGGAGTAGATCATGGACCTGAAAGAATTTGGTCAGCAACTCGCGAAGATCGGCCTCCCCCTTCTCGGTGCGGCCCTACCCATACCCGGAGGTTCAGCGATAGGGGCGGCTCTGGCGTCTGCCATTGGCTCCAAATCATCAGAGCCAGCCGATGTAGTGGCGGCGCTCACAAGTAACCCAGAGGCAGCGCAGAAGGCCAGAGAGTTCGAGCTGGCGCACCAGTCGAAGCTGATGGAGATGGCCTACACCAACGAGGTGGCAATGCGACAGGCCGACAGCGCCGACATTGGAACCGTGAACGAGACCATGCGGTCTGAACTTGCGAATTCCGCAAACGAAGCGTGGTATCAAAAGGCATGGCGTCCGGCCAATGGGTTCGCGGTGGCGGCTGGCTCGTTCTTGGCCACCCTGTTCTGTTGTTATCTGTTTTATGCAGCATTGAACGCACCCAGAGGTGAGGGAATGACCGTAGCGGAGGTGATCAATGTCATCCCTTCGCTGGCATCCGCTATCGCTCTTATCCTTGGAGTACCTGGCGCTGCTGTGGGCATTGCGGCATGGCATCGCGGAAAAGAAAAGAGGGGCGTTTAAATGGCCGAATATAATCCGGGAATACTGGCAAAGAATATAACCATACCAACTCGAGAACTCGACCCCGAGAAAGAGACTGCTATTGGACAGTTGCCGGGTATTCTTGCAAAGGATAATCCACTCCAGCAACAGGCCGTGACGCGCGCAAAACAATCATGGAATGCACGGGGACTACTGCCATCTTCAATGGCTGTGCAGGCGGGCGAGGAAGCGGCTATCGGGGCTGCAATGCCATTGGCCACAGAAGCCGCCGGAGCATATCGAGGACAAGCAGCGGCGAACCAAGGGCTCTTGGGGCAATCGGCTTTGAACTTACAGCAGATTCAAGCGGGGAAAGAGGCTGGCGCTGAAAACTTCGGCTACTCCACCCAGCTCAACCAGCAGCAGATTGAGGCCCAGAAAGAGGCGGCCAAATCTGGTTTTGGTTATCAAACTCAGTTGACCCAGCAGCAGATTGAGGCCAACAAAGCTGCGGCTGCGGCTGGCTTCGGATATTCAACCCAACTCACCCAGCAACAGATCGAAGCCAATAAGGCCGCTCAACAGGCCGGATTTGGGTACTCGAAAGAACTTAACCAGCAGCAGATCGAAGCCCAAAAATCCGCCCAACAAACTGGATTTGAACAAACATTGCAGTTGACCGACAAACAGCAGGCCAATCAAGAAAAGCTGCTTTCTATTCAGCAAACCCATCAAGAAACGATGGCCAACCTGGATCAGGAAAATAAACTCGCTCTTGCGAGTATTGAGAAAGAACACCAGCTAACTCTTCAGAATAATGTATCTGCGGTTAATATGTACAACCAAACCATGCAGGCTATTTCACAGATTGCATCAAATCCAGACCTATCGCCAGAGCAACAGAACGCAGGGAAGAACAAGCAGTTAGAAATGCTAGGGAGTGGGCTGAAACTTATCGGCTCAATTCCGCCGGACGCTATTGACTGGACAGGAAGAATGCCAGGCGAAGCGGAATCTACACCAACCGTTCAATCCACTGGAGGTATGGCGCCGGGCCAGACGCCTCCGCCAGGTAGCGGAAACTTATCTCCTGGATCTTTCTTGGGGCAGATAAAAACATTCCCTAAATTCGATAGATGGGGCAACAATGCAGGTGAGTATAGAGTTCAATGGACCCCCGAAGGATGGGCTAACGCTTGATCAGAAAAGCCACCTATCTCGACGCGCCGAGAATCTGGGCGCTGATGCAAGAGGCGCATGCGATCAGCTTCTACAAAGACATTCCTCTTTCACCCGAGAAGTGCCGGAAGATCATCTCCACCATCATATCGAGCCCTACCCAATTCGCGTGGGTTGACGAAGTTGGCGGTGAGGTTAACGGCGTTCTTCTTGGCATGGTGGATGAGTGGATTTGGAGTAGGCAGAAGGAAGCGAGCGATGTTTTCTTTTACGTCAACGAGCATTCAAGGCGGGCAGGATATTTTCTCGCAAAACGCTTCATGGAATGGGCTGACGCAAGACCAGACGTAAAGATCAAGGGCATGGCCGTCAGCTCAGGAATTGGTGATGTGGAGCGAACAGAGCAACTTTACCGTAGACTCAAAATGAATCGGGTTGGCGGCATCTATTTGAAGGAGATTTGACATGTCGAGTCCACTCAAGAAAATCGGAAAGGTTTTCAAGAAGGTCATTACAAGCAAGGTCGGAAAAGCGTTAATAGCCGCCGCCGCCATTTACACAGCGGGTGCCGCACTTGGCGCTTGGGGGACTGGTGCTGGCGCATCATCTGGATTGGCGGCTACTGGTTCTGAACTTGGAGCGTTAGGGGCGACAGGAGCGGCCCCAGCAGCAACCAGTGGATTGGCTGCCACTACTGGGGCCGGAGCGATAGAAGGTGCCGCCACAACTGCCGCAACTGGTGTTGGTGGAGCAGCCACAACCGCCGCCGCAGCGCCGACTCTTGCCACTGGCGCAGCTGGCCAAGCCACCATGGGCGCATCATTGAAAGGCGCAGCAACCTCCATGCTCAATTTCATCGAAGCCCATCCGGCCGCCACAATGATTGCCGGGAACGTACTGCAAAGCGCATTCACTCCCACGGCAGCAGAGGAACAGGCCGAGCTTGAACGCAAGCGCCGAGAAGCCAGCACCTTTTACGGGGTTGGTTATGGTGGCGGAGGCAGTGGGCTGGATCTTGGAAAACTTGGCGTTCTCTCCAAAAACGTTGCTGCCAATCGCCCGGTGCCGGGTATTCTTGGAAAGTACGGGGCTTAATCTCGAATGGATAACGTGGTGTATTTCCCCGGAGAAACAAGGCTTGATCTTGATGTTGATCGAACCTTGGACAACACGAAAGGAAAGCTAACTG